GGGTACAGAAGAAGATATGCAAGTACATAAATTTGCAATAGACGCAATTTATAAATATATTGTACACGCTATATTATCGACAAAAGCAAACACACAAGAATATCTGGTAGCAAGATGGAAAAAAGAATCCGTAGCCGCAAGACGCAACGCTAAAATAAGATTATCAGAACTTAAAAATAATCTGTTAGCACAAGTAATGAGAAACCAATCCAAATGGATTAAAAGTTAAATAATATGCCAGAAGTAATACACAACTTTACGTCGGGGAAAATGAATAAAGACCTCGATGAAAGATTAGTACCTAATGGCGAATATAGAGATTCTTTAAATTTAGAAATATCAACTTCTGAAAGCAGCAATGTCGGATCTTTACAAACTGTATTAGGTAACGCTGTTAACAATAACAAGACGCTTAATCCACAAACAGGTGTTATAACTGAATGGGGTAATGACTTTATACCTAATATGTATTACCCATGCACTATAGGTAGCATAAGGGATGATATTAACGAAAAAATATATTGGTTTCTTGCATCAAGTGGTATTAGTGCTATTGCTGAGTATGATCAAAAAACAGACACAATAGCTCCTGTTTTAGTAGACACACAAAATATATTAAAATTTAGTAAAGATTATTTAATTACAGGTATAAGTATATTGGAGGGCATATTAATGTGGACTGACAATCAAACTGAGCCTAAGTCTATTACAATTGAAACATTTAAAAATGGGTCAACTAATTTTTTAACACACACTACTTATACTAATGGTGTTATAACTAGAGACTTCCAAGAAGAAGATGTAACAGTTATTAAAAAATATCCTACCACAGCTCCAATGCTAGACCTAGCAAACACAAGAGCTACTGATCCAGATGGTAACCCTGCAGTTGTTAATAACACTACAGCTGCTAATTTTACCGAGGCTTCCCCAACTGGGTTTGATCCCGGTAACGTAGGGTTTGTCCCATTGCCACCTGGTTCTTTGCTTACACTAAACTGGCTTCAATCGCCATATCCTTTTTATAGTGTAAATGATGTATTAATTCTAACTACCACCGCCGAAGACGACGACGAAGTTGAAGTAAATTTCGAGGCAAGAGTGCAAGTTGTTAGTGTTCCTCAAGGGGCGACACAAACATCCGCACAAGTAAGTGTATTATCTGTTTCAGAAAATGTTTCTAACATGGTATTAACATGGGATGTTACTTTAGAAGAAGACGATCCTTTATTTGAATTTAAATTTCCTCGCTTTGCGTATAGATGGAAATATGAAGATAATCAATTTTCTGCATTTTCACCATTTTCTGAAGTTGCTTTTTTACCTGGCGAATTTGAATACAATACATTTCAAGGCTACAACTTAGGAATGAAAAATACATTAAGGCAATGTCTTATAAGTAATTTTATTACAAATGACATACCTGATAATGTAAAAGAAGTTGAGTTATTATATAAAGAAACCTCAAATACCAATGTATATAAAGTAGATGCTTTTGAAAGAGATGATGAAATATGGACAGCCAATACATATGATATACAATCAGAAATTATTAGTTCCGTATTACCTTCTAATCAAATATTAAGACCATACGATAATGTACCTAGGTATGCTAAAAGTTTAGAAATAAGTGCTAATAGATTAATATTTGGTAATTATGTTCAAAATTATACGCTATTAAATGATTTAAATCAAACAATCAAACCAACAATAGATATTTTAATTGCGCCTAATACAACATTAAACCCCGAGCAAGCAGGATATGCGTTACCACCAACACCGGGCGTATCGCATCCATCTATTAAATCACAAAGAACATATCAAGTTGGTGTTGTATATTCTGATAAATATGGAAGACAATCTCCTGTGTTTACATCGGAATCAGCTGCTACTATATTACAAAAGCCAGAAGCTAATGAATATAATAGAATTACAGCTACTATGACTAGCTTACCGCCAGAAGGTTTTGATTATTTTACATGGTATATAAAAGAAGCGTCTCAGCCGTATTACAATATAGCTATGGACCGCTGGTATGAAGCAGATGATCAAAATATATGGATTTCATTTCCGTCTTCTGAAAGAAATAAAATAGACGAAAATACATTTTTAGAATTAAAAAAACAGCACGACAGTGACGAATTTGTTTCTGATCCCGCTCGGTATAAAGTAGTTGCAATATCTAACGAAGCGCCAATATTTATTAGAGAAAGAATAAAAACATTTGGTACTTTAGATAACGATCCTGATAATACTTTTTGTTTTCAAGCAGGTGGTGGGCAAAGCCAAGGGCAATTTCCTTTGCCAGAGTATGCTTACATGCAAATGCGTTTAGATAAATGGAACGCTAGCCCATTAAAGGAAGCTGCTAGCATGACTTCTAATCCTCAAGTAATGCGTATTGTAGGCAATACAGGTAGAAGTGATTGGTATGATGTAGCTGCTATTTCTGAAACTGTTAATGGCTTGGATGCTGATGTTATTCAAATTAATATTGAAGGCAGATTTGGTGATGACATGGAGTTTACTTCTACAGATGGAACAGGTGCAACTCAAACTTCCGGCTTACAATTTGAATTAGCTGCAAAAGTATATGAGAATAAACCCGAATATGAAGGTAGATTTTTTGTAAAACTATACAGAGATTTAGCATTAGAAAAGTATATATTAGCTAACGCTAATGACGATCAATATTCAATTAAAAATGCAACAGAAGTAGGATATGCTTCAGGTTCTTACGGAAAAAGTTACTGGAAAGATAGAGGTGATGGTAATGTGTTTATTGATAATGTTACCGCCGCCACAGGTGGCAACGGTACGGGTTGGGCTTCAACTACACAAGGCGCAGAGGTAATATATAGAATGGATTTATCTTTTTCAGGTGTACCGCCAGATAAAGATAAAGATTTTAATGTTGGACACACTACATTAAAAAGATATGCAGACTTTGTAGATGGGTTAGAAGCAATAGGACAAAGATTTAGATGGAAGCAGGATCCGGGTATTGGAACAGAGGCAGATCCAGAAGAACAAGGTATATATGAAATTACAAGTAGCGAAAAAGTAACAAGAATTAGAAATTACGAATCTGATTCTAGATCAGGTTCATTTGCACAATCTTCAAATAAAAGAACTAGATATAGAGCAATAGGCAGAAAATGAAATAAGGGTTCTTAGGATTGAAAAGGTTAC